CCGAATTGTGCGACAGGAATCAAAAGTTATTGTTGCATCGGCCCGCGCCCGTGTGCCGGTAGATTCCGGCTTGCTGCGTTCACAAATCGGATTTATCCGAAAAAACGATGCACGCTTTCCAACTACTGCGCTGATTGGGGTAAATTACCAAGGCACTGGCAAAAAGCGCGGCACGTCCGCATATTACGCGCACATCGTGGAGTATAGCGGCAAATCCATCCGTCGCACTGCCCGGCCATTTATGGCCCCCGCATTTGAGATGCACCGCGCCCGCGTATCTCAGAATATAATTAAGAGGGTGCGCGAAAAGTTAAACATTCAAGACAAAAAATAAAACACTATGGCAATAACAGGAATTGTAAATGGTACCCTTATTGGGCTTTACAAGGTGACAGGCAGCCCTGCCACCTTTACCAAAATTGCAAACGGCCGCGCAGCTGGCGCAGACCTCAGCATTGACATGATTGAAATCACCACCAAGGACTCAAGCGGCTTCAAAGAATACGTTGCCGGCGAAAAAGGTGGCACGTTTCAATTTGAAGGCTTATTTGAATACGAAACCTCGGTATCGTCTCAGGGTCTCAGCTTTGATGACCTCGTTACCGATGCCCTCGCAGGTACGGCGTTCACCATTCGCTGGTCTTCGCAGTCAAACGGCGACGATTACCTGGAAAGCTCGGTGCTTATCAGCAGCGTATCGGCAAGCGCCCCGCAGAACGAAAGCGCGACCTTCAGCTGCACGATGCAGATGACCGGCACAATCACTCTCGGAAACGTAGCTTAATCCGAACCCATGACGCAGCTGACTATCGCAAACCAAACCTATCCTATCGCCTACCCTGTGGCGGCGCTTACGCGCATCCTGCGCACGATGAAAATCGACGCGACGCAGTTAAGCGAAAAGGCCAGCAGCACAACCCTTGCCGACATGGTGGAATTCACAGCCACCGTAGCCTGGTCGGGCCTTGTGTCTGGCGCGGTCAAGTCCGGCAAGCCGAAACCGTTCGGCGATCCGGACGAATTACTGGAAGCCATTGAAAGCCTGGAACAACTGGCACCCAGCCTGACCGCATTCAGCGAAGCATGGGCCAAGTTCACCGGAGCCGACGAAGCCAAAGAGCAGCCAGCCGACCCGGCAGAAAGCGAGGCCATCCCATCGGGGGAGCCGTTGCCGCCGGCGGTTTGACCGCGTGGGACATCGAGCGCATAGCGTTTGGTGAATTAAACCTACGCCCGGCGGACATGGAGCAAGCCGACCCGCAATGGTTCAGGCTTGCGTGGGACGGCAAGCGCAAGGCAACTGAGAGGGAGCAGCGCGACGCATGGAATAGAACCCGATGGCTGGCAGCAGCACTGTGGAACATCCACGCGAAAAACCCTGTCAAGCCTACCGACCTGCTGGAATGGCCGGAAGAAAGGCGGCACCGAATGAATGAACTTAAAAGCATACAGGAAACGCTTAACAACGACAAGCGATTTCCAAAACAGATAAAACCGAAACCGAGCAATGAACAAAGCAGTTAAAGCTATTCACTACCTGATGGCGAACACGGCCGGAATAACAGCTGAAATACCCGCCAATAAAGTATTCCCTGTCCGCGCCCCGCAATCCACGCAATACCCCTATGTTGCCCACCAGTTGCTGAGCAATCGCCCGGAGCCGCAAAAGGACGGCGCATCAAATTTCGACTTCGCGCAAATTCAGCTGTCCATCTACGCGGAAACCATGACCGAGGCGCAGGACATTGCAGAGGCTATTCGTACAGGGCTTGACAAGCGGCAAGGCACATTTGACGGCGTATCGGTGGCCAATATTGAATACTTGGGCGAAACACACCTACCAGAAGACGGCGCGGGTAACGATCAGATTTATTTGATTCAAACCGAATTTGAAGTAAATTACCATCGTTAAGCGAGCATGGCAGAACGCGGCGGAGTAGATAGTCTGAATATTGTAATCGGCGCGAATACCGACGCGCTGAAGAAAGGTCTTGACGATGCTGTCAAGGCGTTTCAAGGCACGTCCCAAAGCCTGGAGAAACAAGCCGCTAAGGCGCAGAAATCTATGGAGCGCCTACTCAAGGGCGCATCCGACCCCGGCGCAAACCTGAAGCAGCAGAACCGCAACCTTACGAACCTCGCCGGTGCGTATATGCAAATGGGGGAGGCTGGCAGCGCAGGATTTAAGCAGGTCACTGAACAGGCCATCGCAGCCCGCCGTAAAATGGAAGATGTCCAGGACGCTATCATGGCGGCTGACATGGAGGGCCGGGCAAAACTTGCCGCGATGGGATTTGCGCAAGCTACTCAGGCCATTGCTGGCGTGCAGGGCGCGATGCACCTGTTAGGCGTGGATACGAAAACAGCCGCCGAAGCTACCGCTACATTGCAGAGCCTGATGGCTATTAGCTCAGGGATTGAAGGCATAGTTGCATTGGAGGGCACAATATCAGCGCTTGCCACAAAGCTACCCATCGTCAACAGCCTGATGAAGACCTTTCAGATGTTAATGCGCCCCGGGCCGCTGCTGCTTATCGGCGCGGCGGCTGCTGCACTATACACTATTTTTTCTAATATGCCCGCAAAAATTGCGCGGGTAAATTATGAACAAAAGGCGCTGGCTGGCCTTTCTGAAAGCATTAGCGGTTCAGTTAAAGAAGAATACAAGCAATTCGAGCTGCTTACATCAATACTGCGAAGCAATGCGGCTACGACCGAGCAGAAAACGGTCGCATTAAAAAAATTGCAGGAAATGTACCCTGCGCATTTTGGAAGTCTTGATATTGAGCGTTCTAAAAATGAAGACATAACTAAGGCCATAAATGACGCTACCGAAGCTGTAAAGAAAAAAGCAATGGCCGACGCTATACAGCAGCGGCAAACAGCGCTTGCCGATAAAATGATTGGAAAACGCATCGAGCTTGAGCGGAAGCAGTTGCAGTTTCAAAAATTCGACGCAAGTAAAGGTGAGGTAGCATGGCAACAGCTTCGCAGCGAAATCGCCACAATTCAGGGCGAGATGATGAGCATCGACAAAGAGAAGGAAGAGCTTATCAAGATAGCGAATGAAGTCGGAGCCAATTTTACGAAAAGTCTTGCTGAAGGAATTAAAACCGGCGGCGGCGCTGGCTCAAAAGCGCCTGTAAAAAAAGCAGTCGAAGAAATCCAGCTACAGATATTGGATGCCATGCGCACAATGAACAGCGGCGCAGTGAGCAATGTAGGCGGAGCGCCTACAGTTTCAATTCCGCTAAACGTGAATTTTAAAACAGGCGACTTGACAAACAAGGTAGGCCATTTAATTCAGGACATAAATTCAGCCCTCGACAGCGGCATAAAGAACATGGCTGTTAACATGGCCGGCGCACTCGGCGACCTCGCAATGAATATAGTCGCAGGGGCCGAAGACCCCCTTGCAAAATTTGGCGATGCGCTGCTGAGTACCCTTGCCGGATTTATGCAGACGCTGGGACAGGCTATGATCAGCGCGGGCCTTGCCTCGCAGACGTTTCAAAAAGTATTATTTACACAACCGGGTCTTGCTATTGCAGCAGGTGCCGGCCTTATGGTGGCGGCTGGTGTTGTAAAGGGTATAATGCAGAAAGGTGTTGAGGGTCGCAAGTCACCGTCCGGCGGTGGTAATGGCGAAACGCCCGCCGGCATCCGACCTTTTGCAAACGGCGGAATTATATCCGGCCCTACGCTGGGCCTCATGGGTGAATATCCCGGCGCACGATCTAACCCCGAAGTTGTGGCACCGCTAAACAAACTTAAGGACATGATCGGCGGCGGCGGCAATTTAACGACACGCATAAGCGGACAGGATTTGTTAATCATGCTCGACAGGGCCGAAATAAATAGGGGGAGGGTGAGGTAATGGGCATTAAGTACAGGGCCGAATTTGACGATATAAATGGTGTCCGCTGGAAAGTGGACATCGACGAAGCCAGTTATTCAGGCAGCGTCAATACCTTCACCGTGGCCACGCCTGGCTTTACCGCGACATGGGAGGGCGACGGCTCACGTGTGGGGGAAAATCCCATACGCAGCAGCAAAGCTGTTATCCATTGGCTTGTCCGCAACAGCACCGAGGAAACGTTCCTCGACACTCTGGCTCAGTCATCTGAGCTAAAATACAACGTCCTGATTTACCGCGCCGGTTCGCTGTGGTGGGTCGGCACCGTCTTACCTGACCTGTGCGTATTTGAAAACCGATACTATCCGTTTGCCTTTGACCTTACCGCAGTCGATGGCCTCGGCCGCCTTGCAGATTTCGATTTCGATTACACTACGAATACGGCCAACCCTGACAATATAACCCTCGGCACGATTATAACCGAGGCGCTAAAGCCTACAAAACTTGACACATTTTACAGCGGATCCGACGTGTACTTACGCGCATCTTGCGAATGGGTCGACAGCAATCAGACCACAACCCGCGATGCCTTAGAGTTCACCCGCGCCCGGCGTGTTGCCTTCTTGAAAAACGCAGACAAGGCTGACCATTCAGGGCTATGGGAGCCGATAAGCTGCAAAGACGCGCTCGAAAAAGTATTGCGCTCGATGGGGTGCCGAATCGAGTTCAGCCGTGGCAGTTATCGCATTTATCAGCATCAGAACTACCGCAGCTCAAGCTATACCGAGTTCCACTATTCAAAGACCGGCATAACATCAGCCGGGTATCTGACCAGTCTAAGCATCAGCCCGCGCAGCGGCGCAACCTGGCAAAGCTCAGACCTCGCCCTGACCGCTGGGGCGCAATACACTTATTTCCCTGCCCTTCGCCGGGCGGTTATATCCGCTGAACGCCGCAGGGCTTATGACCTCAGTCAAGCCACATTTGCCACCGGCGTAAAATCTGCGAACCTGACCGGGGTCGGCACAACCCGCCCGGCGCGAATTACTGGCCGCGTGCATATCGAAAGCACAAAAGCGATTTCCCGTCTTAAGATTACGTGGGGGCGTTATAACACAGCCACCAACCTATTTACGCACGTTGTTGTTTTCGATCCGGTGAAGGCAACAAACGGCGCATTCGATACGCCCGGTGCGCTGACATGGCAGTCAATCACCCCGGCAAGTGGCATAAGCGCCTATGCCTTTGGTTACGACATCCCGGCCAACTTCCTTACCGGCGCAGACGGGCGGGTTTCGGTCGATGTGGATATACCCATACCCGGCACGGCGACAGATTTAGGCGACGAAATCCGCATAACCGTAACCGCTGAATACTGGGACTACTCGTATGTTAACGGCAAGCTCGTTTCTGGCACGCTTACCTGGAATCATATTAAATGGCAAGGCTCGCTCGTGCTCGAAGTCATGGCCGATACCACTAATCAGGAATGGGTAGATGCTTCGGAGTGGATCGGAACAAACACGGCACAAGCCGACAATAGCGTCGCGGTAGAATTAGACAACTGCCTCATAGATGGCAGCAGCCAATTTACCGAAGGCGTGGACATTTACACCGCCGCAACCGCATGGCAGGCCGCATCGGCATGGAAACGCTTTGACGGCGACAGCCTGACAGCAGTACCATTGCCGCAACTGCTGGCAAACTACATAGTGGCTCACCATTGGCGACCGGCGCGAATCCTGCGCGGCACGTTTTTTGACCGCCCTGGTTTCATCTTCGACTGCGTCAACAGCCCGGTTTATGGATCAGACGTTTACGTTTGGAATGGCGGAAGTTTCACCGCCAACGACGCACGATGGACAGGTGAGTATGTGCGGTACCAGTTCGACGGCACGGCATTCAGCACCTCCGTCAAGCTGCCATCCGCCCGCGATACGGTAGGTACCACCCAAAAAGACATCAAGTCATTGCGTCAGCGCGTGGCAGAGCTTGGAGTGGTTACCGGCGGCATAGTCAGCCGGTGGATAGACGGCTGGCTAAATCAGGGCGAAGGCCAAGGCGACATCGGCACACCGACAGGCGGCGACGTATGGCGGCCCGCTGTTGTGTTCAACACAAACGATGGGTTCAAAGCCGCTATACAGCCCGTGTTTGTGTTCGGGAAATCCGTGCTTGACATCAGCAGCAATACAACCCTCGACAAAGAGGCACGCAAGATTTTCGTAAACACAAGCGGTGGCAATGTTACGCTAACCCTGCCCCCGGCTTCGCAGTTCCCAAACTGGGAGCAGTTGACGATTATCAAGACGCAATCCGCGCATAAGGTTATAATCGACGGCAATGCTGCGGAAACGATTAATGGCTCAGCCGTCATTGAATTAAACGGCCATTACGAGACCGCGACCTTGGTTTCCTACAATGGCACAAGCTGGATAAAATTTTAAACGATAAAATGAGCTGGTGGGATTTGGGCCATATTGAAAAGCAAAAACAAAACGACGAATTACAATCAGTCGTGCAGGTTAATTACGATAAAATTGTTTGTCAAAAAACTAACGACCTCGTTAGCATTATCGGAAACAATTTAGAGCCATCCACGCAATACCGCGTGGTAACGGATAAAAGCTTTAACGCAATAGTGGTTTTAAATTACATTATCGCACGATACAAAATTCAAGAGATCTACATTGCTATTTATCGAATGAATTTACCGGCTGTCCATACCCTAAAAAACATCATCCAAAGCCAAGGATTAACAGGCTATATGGTATTGAGCAATTTTTTCAGAGAAAACAAAAAATATGAGCGATGGGCTGAGGATATACACTTGTTTTCTAAATCCTACCCAAACTTTAAATTATCTTACGGGGTGAATCACGCTAAAGTTTTCTGCTGTCAAACCGAATGCGGAAAACATATAGTTTTTGAAGGCAGCGGGAATTTGTCAGACAACGCACGCATTGAGCAGTATCTGCTTGAAGACAATAAAACAACCTTTGATTTTCATTCTGGATGGATTAAACAATTTTGCGATAAAAATGATTGAAGAAAAGCACAGAGAGGTAATAGTTAATTGCGGGGCGTTTAATTACCCGCTGGCTAAGATTTCCAGCATTACGGAAATCGACATATCTATTTTGCGCGAATGGAAAGCCGATAGCAATTCCGAATTTAACCGCCTAATTCAAAAAGGCGTAGACATGAGCGATTATTACATCGACTTGAAACTTTTTGAAATGGCAAAAAACGGCGACGTTAAAGCGCTTCAAACTTATAACCAACGCAAAGACCGACGATACGACAATGACACCCAATAGCAATAGCAGCGTAGCAGCATGGCTCACAATTCAATGCCGCAAGGGCGACACCTTTAGCCGCAATTTCGCCTTCACACAGGCCGACGGCACGGCGCTGAATATGACCGGTTACACCCTTGTGTTGACCGTGAAGAATACGGCCGGCACGGCTGTGCTTACCATCAGCGGCGGCGACTGGAGCGGCACGGCATCGGGCGGTTTGTTCACCGCTACAAAAAGCGCGGCGACAATGGCCGGTGTAACCGCCGGACAATATGTGTACGATTTGCAAGCCACCTTACCGGGCGGTCAGGTTATCACATATTTGCAAGGTAAATTTGTAATCGACACCGATACAACAACAGCATGAGCGACGGAGTAAAAGTATATATAGGCGCGCCCGACGGCCAAACCGCTGTCAGCGTAAGCAGCGCGGATACAATTTTTGTGACCGTATCGGCCGGGTTTAGCGGATCTGGAGGCGGAGATGGCGGCAGCGGTACAATGTGGTACAGCGGGACAGCCGTTCCCACAGGCGGGCTGGGTGTGGATGGGGATATTTATTTGCGCACAACAAACGGAGACCTGTATCAAAAATCCTCCGGCACATGGGCCGTTATTGACAATATCACAGGCCCGACCGGGCCGCAAGGGGCAACCGGCCCGGCAGGGGCTACAGGAGCCACGGGCGCAACAGGGCCGCAAGGCCCGCAGGGAAATACC